GCAAATCCAAACTCTGCTTCTTTGGGTTTGAGTTTGTTGACAAAGTCGTTATTATAATAGAAGTTACGACCATCTGTGGCCAATGTAGCACACCAGTCTGACGCATCGATAAGTTTCATGCGTGTGGCAAGGTTGCCAAAGAATGGATGACGAAGTAGCAATCCAATACGAGCAGTAACCAATTTTTCTACAATCTTGGATTTTTCTGCCGAGGTGTACTCTTTGGCAACAACTGGCTTTTTAACTTTTTCGGCTTTCATTACAGATGTCATGTTGTATCCTTGTTAGTGTCTAAGTATATATTATACAGTAAATTTATCAAAAGAGCAAGTAAAAAAGGCCCTTACGGGCCAATTTTATTCCATAGCCTGGATAATATACTTACCGTACTTGTCATGGAAGCGATCAAAGTTCTTTAACTTAGTAGCATCAAATGGCAGTTGATAGTTAGTCAACGCAACCTTAGCACCCATAACAACTAACTCTGTGGGGAAATTATCCATCATGAATCCGAAGAAGTTGTCTGCCATGCTATCCCAATCTTTAGCCTTCTTCTGATCGGCACTTTGGAGTTCATAGCACAGGCTAACTGTCAACGAATACATAGCGGAAATCTCTTTAATCTCACACTTCCTTACCTTGCCAATTAGAATGTCTTCGGGCCTAGGCATCTGTTTTGCTACTTTGCGGTGAGCCATAAACTTAACAGCCAGACCTTCGCCAATAGCACCAGCAACCAAATCAGTCAAAGTACCTTCATCCAAGTCATCATCGATCAGCAAGTCGCTAACAAATGACCAACTACGTGGTGTAGCAAAGGCACGTGAACTAGACTTTGGATCAAAGTCGTATAAGTCTTGCTTGGCAAAGCCAACATAACCTACAACCTGTTCGTGAACACGATTGTTAGTAGCCCACTGGAGCCAATCTTCGTAGTCTGTCTTAAGTTCCAAGTGTACAAAACGGTTAGCCAACGGAGCAGGCATACGATAAGTAACACCCTTGTCAGTTTCACGGTTACCTGCGGCAACAATGCTAACACCTTTTGGCAAAATATAAGTACCAACACGACGATTCAACACCAATTGGAAAGCCGCTGCCTGTGTAGCAGGGGCCGCACTGTTCAATTCATCTAAGAACAAGATAGCAGTTGACTCTGGATCTGTGGGCAATTCTGCTGGAGGTGCCCATGTCATTGTGTTTTCAATAGAGTTAAAATAAGGAATACCTTTAATATCTGTAGGTTCCCAAAGGCTCAAACGAACGTCAATAACTTCACGACCCTGTTCGTCGCCAATTTGTTTAACAATATCGGATTTGCCAATACCGGGGGGACCCCACATGAATACTGGACGCTTAATTTTAACGCATTTACGAAGGCTACGTTTTGCTTCGTTAGGAGTAACTGTACGATTAGAAGAAATTTGCTCTGCCATTTTAAACTTTCAGTGTTTTAGGTTAATTTAATACTGATTGCTTCTTGCTTCAGTATGTGTTAATTATACACGAATTATACCTCTATGTCAAGCAGATTTTAGGTTTTTTGCTTTTGCTGTGCTAAATTTTACAATGTTGCCGGAAAACAACACCAGTTGTACAGCCATTTTATCATTAAAAACAAAAACGGCTTTGTTGGTAATATACCAGGGGCAATCAATAAAATTGTCCAAACGGATAATAAGTTGATTTGTGTATTCTATAGGATCTTCAAATCGGACTTTATGGGCTGTAAATTGAGTAGTTAATCGAGCAAACCCGTCGTCGGTTAATCTTAGCCCGCCCTTTTCTTTTTTACGTGGATTTTGCCACCATTGGGCAACCAGTTTTCTAATGGATTTTTCGTCAGTAGGTAATCCGGATTGTTCTGCTACGTATTTGGTAATGTCAATCTTTTGATTCATTGGTTAACTTATCCCCAGTTACCAATTTAAAAACGGCAAATTCTGTGGTATTGAATTGCTTATTGAGTTTTTCAGAGAGATTAATGGCATGTCCGGAATTTGAGAAACTGACTTTTTTATATTTTGGACCTAATTGTTGTGCTACAATACTGCTGGTTTTCAAATTAATAGGCTTATCCTGATAGAATACAGCCCAGATAGCATCCGCTTCTAGTACTTGTTCTGTTTTATAAGTCTTTTTACTGGTAACTTCTAGCAAGACTTTGGGTTTTGGCCTACTCATATATACGTTTCTCCGAAAAGTGCGTATATATTTAGCAGGTTTAATTAGAATTTTCCACCATCCATCTTAACTTCAATAACGTCATTTTGAGTAGATGCTAGGACTTGATCCATGTCTCCGGCTAATCTAGTCATAATAACACTTAAACTATTTTGAAGATCTGTGGCTTCTTTGATAGTAAGGGTAACGGACTTTTGATTAGATTTAATTGCTACTCTAGTCTTATCTAAAAAGTCTTCAACTGGTAGTGTGTTTAATTGTTTCATACTTTATTAACATTATTTAATACCAATTTCATTTCTGCTTCAGTTTTAAACGGACCTTGAAATGGGTAGCGTTCTAATGTAATTAGTTTAGGACAAAAACTCTTGACCCATCCTTTTCTAAACTTGATCACGTAATAGCCTGCACAATATTGACTCTTGCTTTTGGCACTCTTAGCATAGAGTGGTAGTTTCTTTTTAACGCTGTACACAGATTCGTAGGGTTTGCTACTGCACGGAAAATCGTAGATACTGTAATTACCAAATTCTACAATATCTTTTTTAGATTTTTTAATGCTTTCTTCAAAGATAGCAATACCAAACTGTGCATTGATTTCTGCTAGATCTTTAAAACTAATTTGTTTTCCTTTTTTAAGAAAAACATATCCTTTCTTGGCTTTGGCAACACTTCCTATTTTCACTTTTCCATCTTGGACTAACCATTCTTTATTTGGGATTAATACTTTTGCTGTTGAGTTCATTGTGTGTACCTTGCATTTAATGGTTCCGCATAACTCTGTACCTGCTCGCTGATCTTAACTAGATCATATTCGGCACAAAGTTTTAACAATCTAATACCTACTTGTGCTACATTCTTGTCAGCAGAGATAGCAGTATCAATTGTTTCTTTAATCAACGATTTAATCTCATCTGGCTGTGCTGTAAGATCACAGAGTTGAACATTACGAGTATAGTCATCTAACACACGATGTTCTAAACCTTCGTGGTCGGTCCAACGCTGAAGCATCATGTTGTTCCAAGAATATCCTTTGGATTCTCTATCGGCAAAGGCCTCACGGAGACCAACCTTATTCTTTGTCCCCTTCTCACGTACTCCCGGATAAGCAGAGAAGATGTTGTCGGAGGTGTCGCCACGCATACACTTCTCAAAGAGTAGCCATGTTGGGTCCGGAGGGCCTTTTGGCAATTTAGTCTTTTTATCAACGACATACTTACCTTTTTCATCAAAGTATCCTTCGATAGTAGTTGTAACCTGCATTACTCCGTTATATTGTTTTACGTTAGGAGCAATGAGTTGTGCAAAATCTCCGTCTGTGCTGATGATAACGTGTGTGTCTTTTGGATGACTTTTAATCCAGCCTGCAATGAGATCATCTGCTTCTAGTTGTGGATGTTGCAGAACTGTGGCATTAGTTTTTTCAGTAATGAAATCTTTAAATTGATCAAAGGTTTCCCAAAACACTCGTTCTTCTTCTTGCTCAGATGCTGTATGTTTAGCACGAACCTCGGTGCGTTGACGTTTGTATGGTGCATAAAAGTCTTTGCGCCACGAGCGACCTTCTAAAAAGAATATGACATGGTCACCTTTGAAGTCACGCCATGCCTTGCGTACACTACCAAGAACTGTTTGTAGACTCATACCAATCTTATCGTTTAAGTCTCCACGAATAACGTGTCTAGCACGAAAAAAAGTATTTGCTGTATCTACAAGAATATATGTCTTTGACATTAACTAACCTCAGTTCTACCGTTGCCTAAATTGTTTATGTTAATAAATCCGCTGCCTCTCCGATCCATTTCGATACCGTCTTCTGCTCCAACGTTGCGACATAGTTCGGAGAACCACTGATCTACAATTGCCTCATCCGTTTCACCATTGTAACCGGACGCTCTTAATTGTAACACAAAGTATTCATTCCAGTCAAGTTCAAAGAATCCGTTGCGTATATTGTCTTTGTTAACATGAGTATCTAATACAGCAACCCACGGTTCTTTGTTAGCAGTTGCTTGCTCTTTGGCTGAAAGTTTTACCGGTTCAACTTTTTCAATAACTGGCTCCGGATCTTTAATTCCAAATATCTTTTTAATAAACTGTTTCATTGTATTCTTTTTAACTGGTATAACTGCTTGATCTAAAATACCCATTAGGTACCCCACTCATTTTTAAATAACGGAACCTGCAATCTATCACTATAACGAAGACCGTGTTTCATAGCCGCTAGTGCCACGGTTTTATTATTTAGAGCATAGACACTCTCTACACCGCCGACTGGCATCAAATATACAGGACCTTGTAATCCAGCATCCCTATATTCTTGCGTGGCTTTTAGTGCATCTTCGACATCTTCTTCTGTAACCACTACAAACTTCAAATATACATAACCATAGTTTTCGTAGTCTACAACAACTTTGGGTTTAATAGCATCTTTCCAAGGCTCGCCACTTGCTGGAAGTTTGGCACTGACACTGAATGTAAATGCTGTGTGACCACTACGCACAGATAGATATTCTTTGAACTTTTCTGTAAGACGCATTGTACCATTTGTTTCGAATGTAATCTCCTTACATCCACGCATGTCTGGTTGCTCTAACAAGTCTGGGTAAGCCTTCTGCCAACCTAACAACGGCTCTCCGCCTGTGATAACTAGATGCTCATCTCTCCATGCGCCGAACGGCAATGTTGCTACAATATCTTTGGCCAGCCCGTCAACTTCGATCATTGGGCTTAGATCTTTAAATGCAGGATGCCAACTAGCATAACTGTCACAGCCTGTACTAACCAACGGCAATGATTTGTATTCTGTAAATGGCTTAATCATTTGATGAGTTGCCGCAATGTCTGTTGCTTCGTGGCTTACTTCGTCTCGGGGCATACCAAATCCTTGACAAGTGAAGTTACATCCGTATGTGCGAAGGAATACAGATGGAACGCCCATAAACCGTCCTTCACCTTGAATGGAATAGAATAATTCAGATACTTTA